CATTGTTTCTAATCTATAAGGATAAGAATATAAAAGTCCAACGTTTTGATTTTGATGTTTTAATGAAATATTTAAACCTGCTTTTTGTAGAGAATCTAATAATATCTTACTGGATTGTCCATATCCATCAGGACTAGTAGCAACAGTAGCTAAATAGACATCTGATGTTGGTTTTTCTATTGGTGTTTCTTCTTTATAATCACTTTTAAGAGAACTTTCTATTTGCTTAGCACGAAAATCATTTATTTCTTCATCTGTAGCTTCTCTAAAGCCACCATCATTTAAAAGGGATTTAATTAAATCTTCTTTCTCTACTGGTTTTACTTTTCCTGAAGGATTTACTAGATACATATTTTTTTACTTAAATATTAACTAATAAAATTATAACATATAACTTTATATAAAACAAAAGCCCAGTAGTTTTGAAGCTATATTAAATTTCTTTTGATTTGATATTCTCTCATATGTTTCTTAGTATGTTTTCTATGACACTTTTCACATAATGTTCTACCATTATTAATATTCCACAGTTCTTCACAATCTAAAGCTTCTTTATATGTTCTAATATTATATTCTTCAAATATTTGTGAGAATGACTTTGGAAAATGGTCGGCATTTAACTTACCACCTCTTTGAAAACATTCTTGACAGGTATAATCATCTCTTTCAAACACATCACTACGCCATTGACTATATTTCCAACAATGATTTCTAACCCTAATATATAACGAAGTAATACCGCCTTTCCAATTATAATGTTTTTCTTGAGCAAGATAACCTTTTTTACCTTTATTCCAAGGAATATCACCAATCATTCTACCTGCATTACTTAACTGTGGACATTCTTTTTTAGTTTTTCCCTTATTCCAAGGAGTCTTTGGTAAATTTGATTTAAACATATATTTATATTATACGAAAAATAGCCTGAAATAACAACTTTTCAGAAGTTAAATCAGGCTACTATCACTACTAACACCTATATATTATAGGTTATCCGTTAGTATGATATAGGTCAATCAAGTGTTCAGCTCTCAAGATACCGCAACCCCATAGCACATCAAGTGTTATTTGAGGAGCTAAGGCATTAGCATCGTAAGACATAGTTACACGAAGTGAAAGTCCAGTTTGAGGGTCAGTTACAACAGCTTGTTTTGCACCACCAAAAGCTTCTGCATCCATAGGTAAAGGTCGAATAACCAATCCCATAGCGGATTTAGCGTAAAGCATATCGTGGAATGTAAGCGGAGAACCTTCTGAATTAGCCATTTGAGATTCAAAGATATTGAATCCAGCTAATCTAGCAATAGAACCTTCGATAACAGGTGCAGCACTTCCTAAAACAGCAGCATCAGTTAAAGGTAAATCTTCTACGGCATACTCATCTAACCAAGCATACAAAGGTGCATTTTTAGGCACTTTTGCTGTAATCAGTTTTCTGCGACCACTTCTAAGGTCAGCTAATTCAACAGCACTACCAGCATTTAAATCATCACCAGCAGATGTATAAAGGTCAGCTAAGGATTGTTCCACAGCTTCAGCTAAGACCATAGCAGCGTCTTGCATATATCCTTCAATAACATTTGGTTTTGCGAATGCACGAGCAACATCTTCAGGAGAGAAAGTAACTTCTTTGTGTTTATTCAAAGTAATCACAACCTCATCATCAGATGGAGTTTGTTTAGTAACGTTAGAACCTTGGACTTTGTTGTTAGCAGTTAAAGCACCTCTTTTTGAAACATTTACTCTATCACCATATCTTTTGATTTCTTCAGCATCAAAATCAACAGTAACAGTATTAATAAGATTCAAATATTGAGGCAAATAACCTAAACATTTATTAGCCCAGACTTCAGGAATCATGTGAGCAACTTCAGTATCTGCTCTTAATACACTAGTATTATTTGTAGTCATAATATTTAATAAAATAATTAATAATTACCAAAGTTTATTTAGCATAATCAACTCTACCTTCTTTATAAGCAGAATCAACTTCTTCTTTATGTTTGGTATACCATTCGTGGTCCCTCATCTTAACCCTAAGGTCAGATAATGCCCAAACAGTTTTAACCCCTTCTTTGTTGTCAGGGTTTACGTCAGCACCAATATTCTTGGATGGTTCTCCAGTTATTAAATAAGGTTTAGCTTCGGCTAAGGCTTTAACTATTTCTGCTGCGTTTGTAGCGACTCCATTCTCATCTAATACGATAGAACTTATATCAACTAACTTTGTTGCAGCATCAGTATCTTTAATGCCTAGCTTTACAGCTTCTTCTATAATTGACCTAGTTTTAACAGAAAGATTAAATTTCTCGTTAAGAGATTTATAATCATTTTCTTTTTTCTCTGCCAATTCTTGCCATTTCTTTTCCTCTTTGAGTTTTTCTTCTTCAGCTTCAGCTTTCGCTTTGTTGAACTTATCTAACTCTTTTTCAGCTTTGGTTGCTCTTTCGTTAAGGTCTTTAAACCTTGGATTCTTAAAAGCAATTGCCCACTGTTCATCAGTTAAGGTTGGCTCCTTATTTTCAACTTCTAAAGTCTTATCGGGTTTTATAACCTCCGCAGGTTTTTTAACTTCAGTAGTCTTTTCGACTGTTTTTGTTTCATCTGACATATTTTTTTTCTTTCGTATCAAAATTTATAACGGGACTTGACCCTGAAAGAATTCTATATTCAGTATAACACATTTAGATAAATGTCAAATAGTTGTTTTATATCTATACAACAACTTTCTTATCTTTGTCTAACGTGTTTAATGAATTTTTATCTTGAACTTTGGTTTCTTCTTCAGTTTTAACTGGTAAACCAAAAGTAGTAGCTGATTCTTTTTTCTCTTTAGTTATTTCTTCTAATTTCTTTTGAGCATCTTCTTCACTTAAACCTTCAGTAGTCATAATGGCATCAACTTTAGTTGTAAGACCAGCATCTAATTTACCCTTAGCTAAATCTAATTCTTCAATTTGGTCATTAACAACACCATCAGCCCATTTAATAAAAGGTAATTCAGCTTCAGCAGGACATTTAACCCCATCAACTGTATAACCTTGTTTTCTTGATAATTCTTGAGCAGTAAATAATATCTCTCTTAAACCTTGGTCATAATATAATTGTTTTCTATTTTTCTTAGCAAGAGTTCTAATCAATCGCATCTTTAAAGCTCTACCTGATTCAGCAGCACCATTCTTACCCATACCTAAAACATCAGGAGAAGTTTCAGAGAACATAAATAAGAAGTCTACTAATTTATCTATTTCTTTAAAAGCTGATTCTAAATTAGCGTTCCAAACAATATATTCAGGTTTTCCACCTTTTTCTGTAACTTCAATCATTCCAAGAGATTCTTTCTTTACTTGACCATTCTCATCTAATACACCTTCAGGGACAGATAGAATAGGATCTGAATGTTTATCTAGGATATTACCTAGTTTAGTCATACGATTATTCAAAGCAAATAGAAGTGTATTTATATCGTTGTAATCAGAAACACCCCAAAATCTACCTGAAAATCTATAATTAGGAATATGAACTAATAATTTATGTTTAATACCAGTATCAACAGAAGCAATATAGTTAGTGCCTGCCATTGCATTATAAGCATCACAACTAATTTCCACATCAACATTACCTTTAGCATCTAATTCATTTATAACTGTAGATACTTTACCTACTTCATGTAATTCACGAATAAGATATTTAGTATTACCAATTGATTCTGTCCAAGCTAATTCTTCTACTTTTGGGTCTCTACGAGGATTACCTTTATCTAAGTGGGGAAAGTAAATACTTGGATTAATGTCATCAATATAGATTTCATTATCTTCTACTCTAATCTTATAAACAGCATCACCTTGAGCTGAATTACTCATAGCTGATTCATAGTTTTGTTGTTGAAGTTTGTTTTTAAAATATAGTGCCTCTAACCATTCTTGATTTTTATCTGCTTTAATTTGAATCTCTTCACCAAAGAGAATATCAGCAATAACTTTAGAAACTAATCCTGCAAAGTTACAAACCACATAACGAAGTTTGGCATATCTTTCAGTAAAATTCTTATCTCCTTGTAAAGCAAAAGCAGCCCAATGATTACCTTCTAACAACTCTTTATTAATATTATAACTGTCTAATCGAGCCTTTTGGGTTGCATAAGGAAATTGTTTTTCTAATGGTTGTATCATATTGTTTTATCCTTTTATTAATTATAGCAAATAAATTAGAAAGCACTACTTTTTTGTGCAAACACTCTAGCCTTTGGTTTGCTAGCTGTTTCTAGTGCTAACACTAATGAATCAATTGTATCATTTGGTTCGGCAGGGAAAGCCGATATTTCCTTTTTAAGTTGTTCTATTTCAGAACTGTCATTATCTAAATGAATAAATCCTCCCTCAAACTTAGATGACTGCAATACCAATCTTCTTGATTTATCTTTATCAGTAAATAATTCTTTTATAGAAGGATAAACAGATGGTTCTCTCTTACCACCTTCTGATTTAACTAATTGAGATAAAACCTTTTGATAAGCAATACTTTCTATACCAATCAAATCATGTTTCCATTTAGTATAACAGTCAAGTATTACATTTATCTGTTCTAATACACTAATCTTACCCCTAATAGTTTCTAAATGCCATATATGACCTTCTTTATCTATCCCAATAGTAGTAAAAGAAAAATATGAACTACCTTCTTTATCAGAGATAGCAGGATCTACTCCACCATATATCTTTAAATCCTTTAACCATTCATCTGTTATTTTCATACTTGAACTATAAGTTTTAATCCAAGCATCTTTAATAATTCTATCTTTATCACTTCTAGGGTCATTCTGCATTTCTTGAGCAAATACTAGTGTTCCTACATATTCAGGATTAGTTGGGTCATCTCTTATAGCTGTTAAGAAAGCTAATGGAAATTGTTTTTCCCAAAATGATTGACCATCTTCTTTAATAGCTTGATACTTTCTAGTAGTCCAACCTTGGTATGGTTCTTTATGGTCAATAATCTTTTTAAGCAAACAGTATTCGTGTAATACAGTGCCTAACATAATAACCTTATTCCAATCTTTACTTAAACCCATTAATAAGTTGTATCTAAACCAATGTTCTAATTTAGTTCTTCTTTCATCTGATTCAACAATTTGGTCATTCTCTAAATCATCAACAATAACTAAATGAGGTCGATGCTCTCGAAACTTTAAACCTCTTATTTGTTGTCCTGCACCTTTAGCTAATATGAGTGATTCTCCATATTTAGTTTTAATCATAATACTTTCAGCACCCCACACATCACCTTTAACACTACCAAATAAGAATTGAATAATTTCATTAGTTTCTAATTCATTCTTTAAAGCATCTAAATGAAGGGTTGATTGAAATAAAGTATCTGATACAAGAATAGAAAATGGTGATTTATTAAATAAAGCATAATAGGCTAATACAACTACATCAATAGTAGTTGATTTACCCGAACCTCTTGGTGCAGCTTCTACTAATCTTTGTGCTTCAGGAATAAGGGAATAAGTTTCTCTTTGATAATCAGGTAATGGAGAACCAATATGACTAGGAAAACAGGCAGCAAAATACTTTAGATTTTCTTCATTCTGAAAGAAGCTTAGTAAATAAGCCTTTGCGTCTTGTCTGCCATATTTGTCTATTAATGCCTGTATTGAGAACATAGTTCATATTTATTCTTTTTTAATTTTATATTTTTTGACAATATAATTATAGATTTTTGTGTAATCTTTAGTTGGTGATTCACCTAATAAACTATACGCTCTAACAAAAGCGAATAATAATACTTTAGCTGGTAAATGAAAAGCTACCCACCAATTAATATCGTTATTAATTCTATCTAATTTCATTCTAGCTAATATTAAAATAGTTTTTATAATTTCTTTCATAATTTTATGCATCTCTTTTATTTCTTTCATAGTAATTTTATTAAATAATTAAACAGATTCATTTTTAAAGAAAGCATCCATTTCAGCAATCTTTTCAGGTGCTAAATTCAAATCAGTAGTAAGTTTACCCATAATTTCAGATTTAGTATTGCTTGTAGGTAATCCTAGAATCAATCTTTCACCTTCAACAGCTATTTTATATACATCTGCTAATTGTTTTAATTCCCCTGTCTTTAAATCAGCAGGATTTAATAGTTTACGAGAAGCTTTTACTTGTAAATTTCTAAAGATATTTAAATGATGATTATTAGCTGCAGCTATTTCCATTATTTTGTTTTCTTCAAATTCAAGTAATGCTCTTTCTCCAAGTTTTTTCCTACATTCTACCCACTTTTCTTCATTACCTCTTTGTTCTACTGTTTTAGGAGAAAGTCCATACTTTTTAGCTATATCTGCATATGTTCTAGTAAATGAATCGAGATAATATTCTTTAGCTTCTGCCCAATCAATTCCTTTTGGACCAGTTTGCCCCGTATTATTAGGATTAGTATTAATAGGGTTATTTTCCACCTCTCCAGTTTTCTGGATAGGCTGACCTTCCCCAATTATTTGTGGAACCTTGATTTCAGGCACTTCTGCTATAACTTCAGCATTGTCTTTGATGATATTTATTTCTTCTGTTACTGGTTGATTGATTGTTTCTTCATTATCCATATAAATAATAATAAACCATTAACGATTAATATAAAAACTAAAAAATCTATTAAAGCCATTTAAAGTAATATAAAAAGTGAAACAGGCGAAATAAACCTTGATTGTTTTATATTTGAATATCTTTCTTAACCCTTCTAAATCAATACCAAATAAGAATTGAGGACTAAGAACAATTTGTAGTAAATATATTATTGATTCCATATTAGTTATCACTATCATAAAAATCACTACTGCTAGGATTTTTTGATGTTTTCTTCTTTTTAACTTTTAATTTTTCTTCTATTACATCGAGTGCATCTGTAATATAATTATTCATTATTTCTTTCCCTTTAATTGATTGACACATTCTTGTAAAATCACCACCTGAGAAATAAATCATAGAAGTATACCCATTAGACATTCTTTTACATGGAAAGATAGCTACTTGTCCATCTACTATTTCTGGACGAAACTCTATATCTTTAAATAAATTATTTTTACTAGCTTTTTTATTTAAAATGTCATAAAAGTCTTTTAAAAATATTACTGTTTCTTTTTTTGTTAATTTCATTATTTTATCTCCTTACCAAATTCATCTGATAAATAAAAGTTAGATGATTTATCTGTTTTAATCCATACTTTATTACCAGTAGCAGGTGGAACTGGAGTTAATTCTACTTCAGGTTTATTTGCTTTATTCCAAACCTTTAAACCTGCAGTATATAACTTACCATTGAATCTATTAGTGTAATAAGTAGGAGTATATTGTTCTTCTACTTGAATAGGTTCAATTTTAACAACTTTAGCTTTAGAAATTACTTTCTTTGCTCTTTTAGTTGTTTTCGTTTCTTTTTTAATTGTTTTTGCTTTAGCCATAATTTGATTTCCCTTATTAATTAGTAAAGTCTTTTTCATATTTAATAAATAAATCTGTTAATCTAACTACTAACCCTTCACATTCATTAATTATTTCTTCTTCTCCAATATATCTACATCTACCAATCCATTCAAGTTTATTAACTAATAAATGATTACACTCATGTAATGCACATTCTTTAATTTCTTGATTAGTTATTAATCTCTTTGACCATTTAGTATTAAAATTTACTGTAGCAACATGACCATCTTCATCTACTATTATACAAGCATAAGAATTTTTAAGCCATTTATGATTGAAATAAATATTATAGTTATTTAAACCAAACTTATTTTGGTATTCAATAAAATACTGTTTAAATAATTCAAAATGTTTTTTAGTTGTATTAACCATTAATCTTTTTTTCATTCTATTACTCCACTTAAATCTATATCTTCTAAATTTCCTGATAAATCTTTAATAGAATCCTCTATAAGACTTGAAGTAGCTTTAGAAATTCTATCTAACACTATAAAATCTAATACTACAACCTCCATATTTCTAGTTTCACCTTCTATATGAGTGTTTAAGTAGCCTTCAAGATAAACTCTACTACCTTTTTTGGACATTTCAGCGAATAATTCACCACCTTTATTCCAAACAACAATATTGGTAAATTGAGTTTTATCTTTAATATGATTAGTAGCTACTGTAGCATTACAAACAGAAGTTCCCATAGGAGTTCTGTCTAATCTTGGATCTTTTACTAAATTACCTACTAAAATTACTTTATTTATTGAACTTGCCATATTTTATTTATTACTTTTTTTTGCTTTCGCAATAATTTTTAACTTTACTAACGATATTTTCTATTTCTTCTCCTGTGTAGAATCTCCAATTTCTATCGGCAAAAGAAACCTTACTATCAGGTTGAGGGATTATTCCAGCTTTCTCATAAGCTATTAAAGTAGGATAACTAAAAGGTAATCCCGCCTCTTTTAAAGCTAAAAGTAAATGTTTCTTTGTATAGATGTTGTTATTCATATTTATATAATAGCAAAAGATTCCCTAAAGTCAAATTAAACTTTCTTGTTTTGCTTTAGGTTCTTCTTCTTTAACTGGTAAATTACCTACTAATGGTGTTTGTCTTGCTGTAATAATTGGAAAACTATCACCATTGATTTCAACTTTGCTAGTGCCTCTAAACATTAATCCTTTTACTCTAGTGCCAACTCCTGCATTTAATATTTGTTCCCATCGAGAATAATTACGATAATTAGAACAAATATCTGTTTTTAACCATTTACCATCATCAGTCATAAATTCAATTCTAGTAAAGATATTGCCATTACGACTATATTTATTATTGTGTATTTTTCTAACTGTTGCGATTAGATTCATATTGTTTGTTCTCCTTTAAATATAAAATTGCTGATTCTAACTTGCGAACACTATCATTAAAACTACCTAAACCTATATTACAATTATTGCAAAGTATTCCTCTAACTTTACCTGTTTCATGGTTATGGTCTAATTTCAAATTACCACTACCTTTACCTGTAGAACTTTGGATACTAATAGGGATACCACATATTTTACAAACACCATTCTGTTTTTCTAAAAGCGAAAGAACATCATTAAAACTGATATTATATTTTTTTAGATATTGCCAATTTCTACGAGTAATCCTACGTTCTTCTTTTTTATCATCAGAAACATTATTCCAAAAATTACGGCTTCTTGCTCTTTGTTGTTCTATATGTTTTTGATAATAAGCCCTACAACTAGCTCTTTGTTTTAGGACTTTTGGTGTTTCTATTAGTTTTGTCATTAATATTATTATAACTGATGGAAGTCTTATTAGCAACTTTCATTAACTGTTGCTTCCATTTTGATTCCTCCATAAAAATTTAATAATTCTTGGTGGGAATTTCGCCCTCCACTATGACTAAACTTTTACTGCTCGTATATAGTTTTACTAATTTGAGCTTCTAAATCTTCTAACTCTTTCTTTAACTTGTCTGGCAACACTGGATGTAATGCTAAGATTGCTCTTAATTTACTATCAATAGTAACTAAAGCATCTTTTGTTTCAAATGATAAAGATTTTTTCTTTTTCATATTATTCTTATAGAACTTCTTCTAAAATTAATAAATAACCTAAGAATAACCAAAATAGATTACTTTTTACTGCTGTTTTACCTAAAGCTTTTCTTAAAGTAAATATATATACTACAAATCCTAATACTGAAGCTGATAACCTGATTATGAAATCAATATTTGTCATTTTTTACTCCTTATAATTAATAATACTTTTCCTTAACTAATTTAATTATATATAATCTTTATATATATAGCAAGTAGTAAGTTAAAGAAAAAGCGATAATCTTTCAACTATCGCTTAATCTTCTAAAACTTAACCTTAAACTGTCAATCTTTACTTTTAGGCGATTGACTATGCCTTGCTCAAGTAAGGAGGAACTTATATGAATGCAACTATTATTATATAGATATAATTAACAAAATGCAACAAGTAAGTTAAATTTACTTCTTACCTAACTTTCGATAAATATCTTTCTTTAACTCCTCAAATTTCTTTGGATCTATTGGAGTATATTCTTGTTCTGTTGCTTGAGCTTTTAATTGAACACTATCTTTTAAAAATCTTCTAACCCTATAAAACTCAACTAAATAAGGAATAGGAATAGCAAAGGTTTGAAACATAATTGTTCCCCTGTTACCTGTAGCTAAGGCTTGTTTTAAGATTAAAGCCTGCATCTTAGATAATATATATTTAGCTTTCGTATTCATTACGACTTCCCATTCTTCTTCAAATAAATTTTCTTCAGAACTATCAAATATTTGTTGTGTCATATTTTTATTTTAAATAATTAATAACTATTATTACTAACACCTGGAACATCTCTTGCATCAACAATACTCTTTGACTTTTGACCTTCCATTTCTCTACCTAAAAAGATAATTAATTGACCCAGCTTCGTTTCTAACTCGCAAGGTGTAGTTATAACAGGAGCATATTGCTTATTAGCAATCTTAGGTAAATTATCTAATATCCACTTAATCTTTTCATATCCATTCTTTTCTATTAATCTTTTAAGTGCTTCTCTCTGACTCTTATTTGCAAATAATCTTTCATGACTAGGATTAACAGTTTTAAATAAATCAATTAAATCATTTGTTTCTTTTCCAGAAACGCTAGTTTCTATTATATTAATATTATTTAACTTATTACCATTTATCTTATTATCATTATCTACAAGATGTCTTTTAGTCGGACTTAAAGATGTCTTTAAGTCGGAGTTATAGCTTTTACTTTCAATAATTTCATCTGAAATTAAATTTTTAATGAATCTTATCTTTCCACCACCAGCTTTTATTTCATAATCAGCTTGGATATAACCATATTCTTGTAATTTAGTAACTGCATTGGATATTGCTATCTCACTGACTTTAAACATATCTGCCATGTGAGCATTACTAAAGAAGAATTTATCACCTCTAAATGAATTGATAAAAGCAAAAACCTTTATTTGAGTAGCATTAAGCCTATTATCCTCATAAAGATTAAATGGAATTACTAAATACTTTAAATTGACCTTAATACTAGGGATTGAATCATTCATGTTATTCCTCCGAGCAAATTAATAAAATTTCTAAAACTAACTCTAACACTAAATCTAAAACTAAATCTCTTTTGACTTTATATATATATAATATATGTTTTAAAATAATAATCAACTAGTAAGTTAGTTTACTAATTAATTAGTGAATTAGATATTATCTACTAATTTTTAAGTTAGATTATCTCTATAAACTCTATTTTAACTTCATTAGAAGCGATTTGACTTATGTTTACTATGTTTAAGGTAAATTATATATTTTCTTTAGTAAACTGTTTTTAAGAGCTTCTAACGAGTAGATATAGCTTTTAATTCTTTTTTTATTTTTTTATCATCTTGGACATGATTTCCACCATTTTTAATGGTATGCCAAAGAGCTAATAATTTAATATGAAAATGTTTACGTTTAGCTTTAGGTTCTGCTTTAATTTGTTTAGTTTCATTAGGCATATATTTTTCAGATATTTTCCAAAGTTTAAACATAATAACTAAAGTAGTTAAAAATTCAATAAAATAAAGACTTCTAATAGTAGTCATATCAATAGATACTCCACAGAAACAAATTCTATATTGATTAGCAAAAAGTATGGCATTAATAATAGCCGTAAGTAAAGCCCAAGCTTGAAAATTTAATAAAGCTTTTCTTTTTCTCCAGAAAATAAAAACACCAATAGATATTAATGTTATTAAGGCTCTAAGTATCATACCTTCAATACTATCAGATATTATATCGTTATACATTATTTTATTTCTCCTTTACTTTTATCTAATAACTTTTGAATATATTGTAATATATAAGTAATAAAATAGCCTCCTAAGAAAGCCCACAAGAAACAATTATCAAATAATAAAGCTCCTGATATTGAAATTATCATAGCACCAACTAAAGAGCCATCATCCCACCATTTACGTAAATCTAATTTAGTATTATCTCTAATTACCAATCGAGTTAAACCTGCTAATACACCAGCACAGATATAAATGACTATTAATTCAGGAGTATAAGTCTTAACCAAAAACAATTGTTTTAAAAATTCTTCAATCATATTATCTAATAATAACAAAGCAATTAATAACCTGTCTATAACATATTACATCAATCCAAAGAAAGCTGCTCCACTTGGTGTAATAAATGATATTTCTGCACCATATGAAATGCCAACACCATTGATACAATAAGCACGAACAAAGTATTTAAGTCCAGGCAATAAACCTGTTAAAGTTAAACTATAAGCACCAGTTCCACTACCATCTACAAATTTAGTGCTTGAAGTTGTAGGTGTGCCTGTTCTATTTAGAACATATCCTCTTTCAGAGATAACTCCTCGACCATCAAAAGTAACATTACCATTTCCTCTAGCAACAGCTGAAGTTATTTTATCAACCGATACTGAAGTAACTAAAGGTAAAGTATCAGTAATAAATGTTTGGTCAGCACCATATTGAGTTGAATTTTCAGTAATAACATAGGCACGATAATGATAAGTAGTATTAGTAGATAATCCTGTTGCACCAACAGAAATAGCATCTATAAGAGAAGTAGCTTTAGAATTAGCAGTTGTTGGATTAGCGCTAGTAGACCAACAAACACCTCTTTCTGTAACTGTGCCACCACCATAATCTGTTACTGTGCCGAATAATCTAGCGGTAGTGCCTTCTATTTCTGTTACTGAACCAGTAGTAACTACAGGAGGAGTAGTCCAAGTAATAATTAATCTTGGTGGGTTTGAGTCATAAACACCATCCATATTGAAATCATCAGCACCATTTGGAGCAGCAGGACCAGGGGAAATCATTGAAAGAGTATGAGAAGTTCCAATATGATATTTAGTCCAACCAGCTTTTACAACATTTACATTTGGATTAGAAATACCAAAATCTCTTATTCCTGAATCAGGTTTATCATTACCAGTAATAATATTTTCGTGATAATGTTCATCTAAAGCTTCGTTATATCTCCAACCAACTGCCATAGTAGACCTAGCAATACCAACCCCACCAAAAGCAAAACTATTTTTAATATAACCAACTCTCATAACAGTAGCAGAAATTGTTGCATTAGCTGGAATTGATGAAGTATTAAATTGAACAAATCCTTTACCACAATCACCAAAATCATCTCTATCTTCGTTCCAAACTGGTTTATAA